GATTAAGTCAAACAGTTCTTCCGCTTCTTCAACCTTAACACAATCATCTTTGCCGTTTGTTGTACCACTGTAACGATATCCATCCCAGCATGCTTTGCCGTCGGCACCCTTGGCTTTGTCTTTTTTGGCTTCTGCCACGGTTTCTGACGCATTTTTAAAGTCTTGTTTGGATGGCGCGCCATCACTTCCAGGACGATTGCCTTCGTCAATGGATTGAATTTCTTCTATTAGTTGTTTAAATGTTTTCATTTTAATTTACTTTGTAGCTACATTAATTGCAGGACCTTTGCGTTCTGCATTAGGATCTTCTCTGCGTTTTCTTGCGGCGGCTTTAGCGCGCCCTTCTTTTCCCAAACTATGCGCTTGACTTTGCGGTAAACATTTTGGTTTACCTTCAGTATCATCTTCTCTTGCACAATCACCTCGTATTTTACCATCAGGTCCAAAACGAACCCATTTGTCTTTAAACCATTTGTTTAAATTTTCATCTACTTGTACTGTATTATCTGAGATTGTATCTTCATTTTTACTAGAATTGCCCCAATTTGCCGCACCAACTTTGCGACATTTAACTAACGCTCCGCTAGCATATGCCGAAGGCCAAACGCTATAGCGGCTTTTGACTTTATAATAGCAAGCATCTTTATTTTCATAAAGCAATTCTTCTCGTACTTGTTTAAATGTTTTCATCTTGGTCTTGCTGCAAAGTTAGCTGCACTAAATTCTGCTCTATCTACTAGTTTTGTGGGTCTGTTGTTTAATACTGCAACATGACCTTCGGGTTTAACTTTTTTACCATCAATGCTATGATGGAATTTATAATCTGCATTTGACATGGTATTAACCAAAACATTTTTTGCATTTTGCAGATGTTTATGTATATCCAAAGTCTTTTTAAATGAATCTTTATTGGTATCAATATGATCCAACTTTTCATTCATATCCGCAGCTTTGTTTTGTTTGGCTTTATCGGTTTTGACTTTATCAATGCCTTTTTGCAGAGAACTTTGCAGATGTTTCTTATAACCGGCTACCGATGGCTTTGAGGTGTCTCTAACAGTTGAATTAATATAAGTCTTTAATGATTCATCGTGACCTTCGAGATGATCGTAATTGGGTAAATCATTGTGAGCTTCAACTGCCTTTGCCATATGAGAATGATATTCTTGTTGGGCATCAGGGGTATAATGTGCAGTCTTAGGATCAAACTTAGTATCAACTACGTGCACATCTGGATGTGAATTAAATTTAGAAGTGTCGGTGTTATACTCAGCCTTCATGTTCTCAAGTGTATCTCCGCGATATGCTGTGTGAACTGCTACCCCAAATTTTGCATCTTTGATCTTTTGACCTTCTTCACTGCCCTTTTTAGCAGAGTATGTAATTGTGTTAGGCTTAAAATGATAGGATCCGCCAGAATCAGACACATCTTTATCGGACTTATTATACATTACGTCGCCTTGAAACACCCCTTCGTTGGGAGTTACTTTAGGCAAGTGGTATAGAGCTGATTTTAATTTAGCAACAAGTCCAGGTGAATGACCGTGGTTCTTTTCAATATCAGATTCTGTAAAATTTAATTTGGGATTCTTATTGAATGCAGATTTAGATGCAACAAAGAATCTAGGAAACTCAGGGTGAGTGCCAAATACAATACTAGGTGAACCATCATACTTTGTTGATAAAGATGCCTTTGATCTTTTGCCTAACAAAGCATTGTGTGTTTCGTTTAAAGTATTGAATACGTGCTTAAAGCCTTCTTCCCCTGCATTAATAGGGTGATCTTCTGCGTGTTCGAGGTGTGTTAATTTATCTTCACTTGCAGCTTCATTTAGATATGATAAAAATGAAAACATTAGGTTGCCTTTCCGGCGCTTTTTAATGTGCTCAATGGATCGCTTTGTGAATCTAATTTGTGAGTCTGCGTAGCAAATTTCTTTTCAACACCTGTTTTTGGATCTGTGTGATAGAAATGAACACCCGTACCGCTTGATTTAACTGTAATATTTGCATGGTCTTTTAAAATATGTTCATAATCATGGCCTGGGTGCGATTCATGATGCTGAGTACCTTTTGCAGTTTTATAGGTAGTGTGTTTTGAGAATGTTCCTTTTCCTGCTTGTTCTGCAGGAGTGGTGTGTGCATGTAATACATCTCGAATATGATTTACAACTTCTTCATGATTTCCGTTACGTAACTTATGTTGTAATTCTGCACCATGTTCGTGCGAAACACTTCTTAATAATTTTAAATTTTCTGTTTTAATCTGTTTGTGTTTTTCCGGATTTTTCTCAGCCCATTCTTTTCTAGCTGCTGGCAAATCTTGATGGTGGTCTTCTTTTTTAATATCTGTTAATTCTGGGTGCATCGCTTTAATTTTCTTTTGATGCGCTTTAAATAAAGTGTCGGCCATTGAACCACTAGATTTTTTACCTAGACTAGAAGAAGGTACATTTTTACTTGAATTTTCACTAACCTTTAAACTTCTACCGTGATGCACTACTTTGCCTGTTTTTGGATGTTTGGTAGTTATATAAAGATCAGATGAATCTTCTTTCTGAGAAGCTTTGACGCCTGTAACTTTTTCCGTATCTCCGGGTTTTGATGTATGAGATACATTGGTAATTTTATGACCGGGGTGTGTTTTTGCAATACTGGCGTGAATGTCTTTTGCAGCACTATCAGCACCCGCTTTGATCTTTGCATAATCCTTTGGATGGATTTGACTTTTTAATCTATTATGTGCTTCTTCTGGGGTTTCTTTTTTCTTGGTCTTTTCGTCAACCAAATGATACGACGTCATATGATTTCCGCCGTTCAATGCTTTACCGGTAAGAAGTTCGTGTAAAACACCCCTAGTATTGTTTGAAACTCCGCCTTCTTTAGTCTTATCGTCTTTAGCTTCGTTAAGTTCTTCGGCGTCGAAATCTTCAGAAGTTTCGTATAGGTTTAATACGATATCGTTAAGGGATTCTCTAAGGTTGTTAAATTGTTTCATTGTCGTCCATTTAAATGAATTATACTAATATTATTTATAATAACAGAATTTGCGAAACACGTAGGAAACCGGCGAATTACCGCCGGCTTTAGTGTAATTTAGATGTTTTTATGCCATGCTTTAATTACAGGATGTAGTACATCATCAGTATAATCCATCTTCATGGTGTTAACAATTGCCAGAATAATCTGAATATTACCTTTGACATAACCCTTTTTAGAGTTAATACGATCTACGCTAGGACGGAATGGATTTCGATTTCCCTTTGTGCCCAGTTCCATGCTAAAAGGAAGTTTGGTGATAGCACATTGACCTTCGCATGCGTCGAACTTGCTCTGAATATATTGCGGAGTAAGATTAAACGACATCTTACGACCCTTTTTCTCATGTGCAGCAACTCGATTCTTTAGAGCAACGTATTCAGTAATACCGAATTTTTCAGGCGATGCTTTCTTTGCTCTATTCGCAATACGAGTTTTGACTCTAATTGCCGCTTTTTGCTCAGGAGTCAAGCTCTCTTTTTTCTTTTGATAATCCCATTTACCAAATGCTGTAGCAATGGCATCCTCATCTGCAGTAAGTGGTCTGGCATCTAAACGTCTGATCTGATGTAGACGTTTTGCTTCTTTGCGAACTTTGGGATCTTCAAAATTATACATAACCATCCACATTACTTGCGTGATTAGGTTGATTGGAATTGCCGTAATCTACTTTATGAATTAGTTTTTCTGCAATATGTCCGTTCATGCTGTCTTTTGCAATTTGATAAAATTCTTTAGTAGTAATTTCTCGGGTTGATACAATGGTCTCGCCTAAACATTTTTGGTCTAGTTCTTGAGCTTCTTGCATAACTACTGTGTCTTCAGCGTGTTCTGCTGACTCACACTCAATAGCATAGTAATGACGAAATGTAGTAATAGTTTCAACAATGAATAGTGGCATGATATAATCTTAAAAAATTTATTCCGCTTACGCCATGCGGAAACACTTTATCGAATGTGGCTCGAATGGTAGAAGTGTTCGACTAGTTTAATTAAATACTAGTGAAAGCATCGCTACCCATAGTAGCATAAGCTGCTGCTACCATTGTGCGGGATGGGGTACCCAAGCGATATGCTGTTTTACCATTCTTAGTAGAATTGGTATAGATTGCGTGACCTTCAGAACGAAGCTCACTGATACGAGGACGAACGCTGCCCTCAGAAGTGCCAGTCAAACCTGCCAATTGGGCGGGTGTGAATTGACGACCAGACAAAAGAACTTTCAATACACGGTCTTTAACCATATAATATCTCCATTAAATAAACAGTCGCTTCAAAATATATCAGTAACGGCGACCTTTCATTACTGTATATAACTATTATACAGCATTTAGCTGTATCTGTCAAGCACTTAGTTAGCCTTTTTGTGGCTTCCTGACCTTGTTCAAATATTCTCTACCAATTAAGCCCTGCTCAATTTCATTTAA